GAAATGTGTATTGAAATTGCACTTCCATCTTCTGTAACTGAAACTTTTACTTGCGTTCTTTCTTCTATTAACGTTCTTCATTGGGAAGATATTGCGCAGACTGACGCAATTGAAGTTATGACAATGTTTCTTGATACCGTATGCGAAGAATTTATTCGTAAAACAGAAGGACAAGATTATCTTAAGCGAGCAAGAGAATTCGCCATTAATCATCGGGCGCTAGGCGTCGGAATTCTTGGTTGGCATTCATATCTACAGTCTAATATGATTGCGTTTGAATCAAAGGAAGCCGCGAAGAAGAACATGGAAATTGCCAAAACTCTTCAAGAAAGATCTCATGCAGCTTCTCGTTATCTTGCTGAAAAACTAGGTGAACCACCACTACTCAAAGGTTACGGTATGCGTAATACTACAACCATGGCAATTGCACCTACAAAGTCAAGCAGTTTTATTCTTGGCCAAGTTAGTCAATCAATTGAACCTGAGTTTTCAAACTGTTACGTGAAGGACCTTGCTAAGATGAAAGTCACTATCAAGAACCCTTACCTACAAAAGTTGCTTGAAGAAAAGGGTAAGAATACTTCAGACGTTTGGGATACAATTAAAGTCGCCGACGGTTCTGTGCAACATCTTGAATTTTTGACTCAAGATGAAAAGGAAGTATTTAAGACATTTGCTGAGCTCAATCCTTACACTATCGTTGATCACGCAGCTGTTCGTCAACAATACATTGATCAAGGCCAAAGCTTAAATCTAATGCTTGATCCAGATATGACCGTTAAGGAAATCAACGCGCTATATCTATATGCATGGGAAATGGGTGTTAAGAGCTTGTATTACAGCTATTCAATGTCTGCAGCTCAAGCACTTACGCGCAAGAGAGTAATGGCAGCAGGTTGCGCAGCGTGTGAAGCATAAAAGAGGCCTTCGGGCCTTTTTTCCTATTTACAAATGTTAAGAATCGGTATATACTGATATTATGGTTTAAACTGAAAGGACCTGCAAATGGACGCTTGGAAAGAAGTTGACGCATCGTTGGATCGGATCAACCATAAACTTGATCTGATTTTGGAACTTGTAAACGCCAAAAAGAATGAAGACTGGAAACGCGTTGATGAAGTATGCAAAAAATTGGACGCAATGAAAAAAATTCCGGTTATGGGTTGACATTTGGTTTCAGATAGTATATACTGATTCTATAAGGTGAAAGGAACCTGAAATGATCACTATCTACCAAATCCGTCTGAGTAATTCCGATATTATTGCAGTCAATGCTAGAGGTTGGGGTGCAGTTCCAAAAGCAGGTGCTCGTGCAGATATGACGCTAGGTGCTCGTAAATGGAATGAAGATTTTGCAAAGTATTATGAACCTATATATGAGGTTGATACTGATGATCTAGATCAAGCATTTGAGTCAACAAACCTCTGGGAAGATGGATTGGTTCGGCGCATTACTCGTGGATCAAGTTCCTCGGTTGGTGACATTTTCATCAAAGACGGAGATTGTTACATTGTAGACAACTTCGGTTTTGTCAATGTCGGTAAATACGAGCTGGGAGCTTAATCAAGACGCTATTTCGCTTCAAAGGTAATGGATTGCTTTATACGATTACCGTAAATGCGTATGGTGGTCATAAAGCGCACCCTTACAAGCATAAAGAAGAAATTGGCGTACAATTTACAAGTCATGGGGGGTTCCGTGACTTTAAAGCAAAATGACTTTGAGCGACTTTGAAGTCGTAGCGGAGTGTTAATACAAATACAATTATAGGAGAATACATTGAAAAAACTTACAATTATTGCTGCTATGCTCATAGGCACGGCAGCATTTGCACAAACTACACCACCAGATGATATTAAAACTTACATTAATGATCAAATTACTGATGCTGTAACACAACTAAGTAATTCTATTACAGGTCACAAGTCTGAAGTTCAAACTCAGATTGAAATTCTAGAAAAACAAATGGCTGAACTAGAAAAAGTCATTGACGAATTTACGCGCAGAGATTTTCTAAATAATTCATCTGCTCATTTTAAGTTCGATGAACATGTTGCTGTTGCCGACAGTAATTCCGTCATTGACGAAATAGTAAAATTTATGAAAGATTACCCTGCATATGGTGTAACCATTGAAGGTTATGCAGACGAACGTGGAACAAGAGAGTATAACTTGTCGCTGGGCGAAAAGCGGGCATCTGCTCTCAAAGACACCCTTGTCGCAAAAGGCATTGACGCCAACAGAATTCGTACAGTCAGTTACGGAAAAGAGCGTCCATTTGCTTTAGGTTCAAACGAAGCAGCATGGGCGCAAAATCGCCGCGCTGTATTCGTTCTATACAAGTAATACATGCGAACATGAAAGATAATCAATGTAGAGGTGAGTGACCATGAATTTCGCATATTTGTATATTAATGAATACGAAAATGAACAAGATAAAATTGACTTTTTTGAGCAATTAAAAAAGTCAATTGAACTCTTAAAAAGACACACATTAAATCCCATCATATACATATATCATTCATCTAACGACGATGAAATCAAAGAATACTGTATATCAAATGAATGTATTTCAAAACCTATTTCATATCATCGGCCATTTACTGGTCTGATTAAGATTCTTGTAGAAAAGATCTTTATTCTTAAGGATTTTTCAGAAGATGAAGACGTGGTTTTGCTAGATGTTGATACGGCATTTAAAACTTACGTCGACGATAGTGTATGGGGAAGTGTACCAATTCTATGGTCCGCTGAATATTATATTACGCAATTTCGTAATCTTAATGAAATCCTTCCATTTCTTCCCTGGTATGAAGTAGATATTAATTTTTCAGATTCTTATATCATGTATAATACAGGAGTCGTATACATACCCAAATCTGAACGAAAGGAAATATGTAAAAAGGCACTGTGGATAACTGATCGCTTAAATGATTGGGATGAAGATCTTAGATATGGAAACAAGCTAGATGAGCAAATCGGTCTAAGTGTAGCAATTTGTGACAGGTATCTTTTCAAAGAAAGTATCTTTATTTCCAATCAGATCATAGATCATTTTTGGGAATCTAAAGCCAATGGTGAAAAATGGTGGAAACAAATCAGTTGACATTTGGTTTCAGATAGTATATACTGATTCTATAAGGTGAAAGGAACCTGAAATGAACAACTACGCACTTGAAGTTCTTCGTATCGGTGGAGAAAAATTGATGAACGTTGTTCGTAAAGAGTTTGAAAAAGATTTTTTCATTGTTGCTCGAACTCCTGAATATATCGTTCTTAGCAATAGCGTAAAAAGTGTTTCATTTTGTAGATTAAAAAACCGTGTTATAGAACGTCATACGTTTCAAAATTCTCGTGGTATTACTAGGAAATAAATAAACATTCAAGGGGGTCGACGTGACCCCTTTGATTTAACTATAACAAACAAAAAGGGACTACAAATGAGATTATTCAAATTTGTGGCGACTGTATGTATTGCTTTATCTTTAAGTACTGCTGCCGTCGCCGAAGACTGCGACGCTGGCGATGAATTACAAGCACTCGCATTAAATATCTATCATGAGGCTCGAGGAGAATCAGAAAAGGGGATGCGGATGGTTGGAGAAGTCACTATCAATCGCGTTTCTTCTTCTAAGTATCCTGACACTATTTGTGATGTTGTATACCAAGGATGCCAATTTTCCTGGACTTGTTCTAAAAAGAATAAAAAGCCTAGAGAAAAAGAAGCTTGGGAAAAATCTCTTGAAATAGCAAAAGAATTATTAAATGAAAATGTTGCCTCATATCCTCACCTAGCAACGCACTTTGTAAATTTACGTGTTGCTAAACCCAGTTGGACCAGAAAATTTGACAAGGTGAAAAAAATAGGCGATCACACTTTTTATAGGATGTAAATGAAATGAGATGGTATGATTACATTGTATGTGTCTTAATTGCAGATTTTTTTACTGCTATGCTTTTTGCAGGAAGCATACTTGTTTTCATACCATATCTCATATTCGAATTGTATAGTGAATTTAGAAAAGAACAGGAGACTAGACGATGAATGCTTGGGGTATTCTTGGAAAACCAACTCCCGAAAAGATTGAACAATGGAAAAATATGCCGTATGGCAAGTTTAAAGACATGGTTGCCGATGTAAAAAAGCAGACAAAAGGTAAACCACTTCGTAAGTACTCAGTAGAAATTTCAGAAATTAGAGAGACGTCTCGTAGAGTGTTCGTCACAGTTGAAGCTGCAACGAGTGAACACGCAACAAGACTCGCGCAATTTACCGATAAAAATAGTCTTGATTGGTCTGATCCAAAAGAAGATAAGTATAATAAATATTCGTATCGAGTATCACAAGTTTGGGACTAAATGCAGGTAGAATACGAAGGAAAAATATACAATACACAGTATTTTCCATTCTTTCGTATTAAACGGCGAGATGGTTATCAAGTTTTCGGACTTCGCTATCCATCAGGTTCTATAGAACGAGTCATAGTCTTTGATACTCCAGAATATATACAAGAGCTTCAAAATTATCTAAAATTTCTTATTGTAGAATATATTTTAGAAGATGATGAAATGTTAACACCATACGCTAAAAGATTGAAAGAGGACATTTATGACTTATTCGGTGAAAAGAGATGACGCATTCATCGAGGAATTTATAGAATATTATGGTGTAGAAAACATTCCAGATCCCTTTCAATATCCGAAAAGATTTGAATTTCTTGTAAAGTCTTATGAACACTATAAACGAGCAGAAGAACTACAAGGAGACAAATAATGGAAGAAGACAATATATATGATACTATTATCATAGGCGAAGATGTCAGTCAGTTTATAACTTCAGAACAAAAGACTACTGAATTAAAATTTATTGATGGAAAACTTTATCAAAAAACACATATTATTGACTATAATGATGTTATATCTATTGAAGATCGGTGGGATTTAGTTGAGGGTCAATGACACCGCAAGAAAGATTTGAATATAAAACGAAATGGATGCAAGCAAGCTCCAATCTTGTAAAGATTCATAGTGATCTAGAATTTGACGCCAAACAATGGTGCAAAAAGAATCTACAACAGCACCAATGGGGATTTTCAAAATATACTGCTGTTTATGAAGACACGTTCTACTTTGAAACAATTGATATGAAAGAACAGTTTGAAAAGGAATTCGGTTAATGAAAGCACAAAAACCAGCTGAGGGCGTCCTTAAGACGAGTGACTTTGGAGATGCAATGTTTTATCATATTCACTGTGATTGTGGAAATGATGATGATGCACACGATATGCAAATTGAAGCTGATGATATGCACATACAAGTTCATGTATATGTAAAAGTCAAATCAAAATGGTGGGAAAAGAACCGCTGGAAACAAATCTGGCATCTTATTATGCGTGGATATATAGAGACTCAATCTACTATTATTCTTCAAGAGCAAGCAGCGCTTAATTATGCTGAAACCATCAAATCGGCAATCAAAGATGTGAAGCAATTCAAAGCTGATTACTTGGCAAAGAAAAAGCAGGTTGACAATCCGCCTATTGAATGATATTATATTCTTATTATCGGACCTTACCAATTAGCTGATATTATAAATAAACGTAGGAGGTACAATCATGTATTTTTACGTTTATAAAATCACTAATTTAATTAATGATAACATTTACATCGGTGTTCATAAAACAAATAATTTAGAAGATGGTTATCTTGGTTCAGGTAAAATATTATCTCATGCTATAGAAAAACATGGTAAAGAAAATTTTAAAAAAGAAATCATATCTTTTTTCGCTTCTTATGAAGAAGCATTAGAACATGAAAAAAGTATTGTAAATGAAGAATTTGTATCTAGAAAAGACACATATAACATTAGATTAGGTGGGCTTGGTGGATTTGATTATATAAACTCTTCTAAAGAAGTTGCTGAAAAAAGATCTAAAAGTATGTTAGGAGAGAAAAATCATTTTTATGGAAAACATCATAAAGAAGAAACTATAAAGATTATATCTCAAAAGGCTTCAGAACAGTGGAAAGGTGTTCCTAAAACTGAAGAGCAAAAGCAAAAGATAGCTGCTGCTAATACGGGTAAAAAATTTAGTGAAGAAAGAAAAAGAAATATATCTTTGTCAACTAAAGGAAGAATTCCTCATAACAAAGGTAAAAAAGCAGATATGTTTCTATGTGAGCACTGTAATAAAGAAGTAGCAGGTGCTTCTAACTTTAAAAGATGGCATAATGATAACTGTAAGGAAAAGAAATGAAAGTACATATTGGCCCCTACCGCAATTATTTCGGTCCATATCAGTTGGCTCAAAAAATTCTATTCTGGGTTCCCAAGGAAAAAGATGAACATGGCTTTCCACATACTGCTGACCGTGTTCATAAATTCGGTGAATGGCTTGCTCACGGTAGTATTAAGACAGATTCTGAAGTAGGCGACGAACATGCTTGGGATGATGATCGTCCAGAGACCTGGATCTATAAACTTCTTTTGTGGATTGACAAAAAGAAAAAGCGCAAGATCAAAGTTCATATCGACCGTTGGGATACTTGGGGCATGAGTGAAACGCTAGGTTACATTGTTCGTCCTATGCTAAAACAGTTGATTGCAACAAAACACGGAGCGCCATGGGTTGACGACGAAGATGTTCCTGAAGAAATTCGTAGCACTTCTGCTCGTGAACTGACTGAAGAAGAAAAGAATACTGGACATACTGACGACAATCACTTCAAGCGTTGGGATTGGGTCATGAATGAAATGATTTTTGCTTTCGAAAGCCTCGATGGTGGTATCAATCAAGATTGGGAAGATCAATTTACAACTGGCAAATATGATTACCGATCAAAGAAAACCGATGATAATCTATATCAACTTGTACAGGGACCTAATCATACCGCGGCAACTGATTGGGACGCCCGTAAAGTATATGGCGAAAGAATTCAAAACGGTTTCCGACTTTTCGGGAAATATTATATGAACCTCTGGGACTAAATGAAATTTCCTATTCTCATTAAGAAAAACCGAGTATTTGTTTGGTATTACGGTCATTGGATAAATATACATCTAATGGCTCAAGCAAATGGTGACGGACTAAAAGGTTATTATCGGTTCTTTAAGGGATGGATAAAGTGTATCTTTGGTCACCACAGTTATAGTTATGTATTCAGAATGAGTGATATGA